TGTTCCTTGTACAAATTCAAATCATTTAGTTCACCTTGAATATGGCGACGTTGTTGTGATGAAATTGTAGGATTTGCCAAGATTTCTTTGTCTTTAGCAATGTGTGTCTCGATGTCTTTCATGATAGTCTTGAGTAGGAATCTCTTACAAGGGTCAGACCAGTAAAGTCACCGCTTGTAGAAAATTTATGTGCTAATCTTCTAATTAGATAAAATCCCGTTTGTGGGGCATTGCCAAAGTCAGTTTTACCCATATTTATTTTAGGAAAAACGCACTTAATTGCCTGTCCGACGTGTAACTGTGTATTCATCGGTACAGTAATATCTAGAGATTGTGAGAATAGAGCAGCGTATCTAGCGACTCCCTGTGCTTGATAATAAGCTTGATTTTGTGGTGTGTCAAGATCACCTTTCGTAGAAAGAGTACCAAAGTCAAGGGTTGATAACATAATCCTTGATGGTCTCTTATCTATATCAGCAGGAATAAGGTCTACCTCATCAGATAAGGTCATCTGTTCACCAATACTATCCTTAAAAGAATAATCTAGAAACTCTGGTTGCTTATTGACAACATTAAAATACCAATTTGTGGATCTATATTGACCTAACCTTAATTTATTCATAATATCGTGATCAGTGCTCCACTTTGGTTCATTAGAAATCCTAAAATTGTTCCCTTGAGAGTAATCATTAGCACCCTCTTTATAAACATACTCAAATGATGATGGATTACTAAAGGCACCATCGATACTAGCAAACCTAAACTTAGTTAATGTTTCATGGAAGAAATATCCAGCAGTTCCAGCAGTCTTACTATTGCTTACGATAGGAATACTTCTATGACACAACCCACCAATAGCATGAAATGGTCGCTTATAATTTCCCATGAAACTATATGCGTTAGAAGTCTCCTCAATCTCCAGACGATCTTGTGGGATCTCCAGTGTTTCTGTTAAAATCTTTTTAACGCTACTGTGAATTTGCCCCTTGTATTTGCGATAAACACGAGTAACCTGATTGTCAACAGCGGGTTTAGATTCACACTGTAGAGTATATGCCTCTTTCTTTGCTGTGTTGATTATATTTTTAATGTTTGAGATAATTAGTGGATAGTTTTCATCAAATTTGATTACTTCACCTTTTGGCAAACTTGAGTGTTCTATTGTTAAAAATACACTCATACCACTACGTATGAATGCCAATCTGCCATCAGTGTCTGCTATATCAATTTCCCAATGAAAAGATGAGTCGGCAACATCTTCATAATAACTAATCAAACCACTCTGCAAGCGAAGATCAATAGCAGTTCCATCTTCCGGAACAACCAACAACTCTGTAATCTTATGTCCGGATGCGAATAGTGTCATTAACCCGTAGCCTGTTGAGAGATATTTAACATTTCTAACGCAGCCAACTTACCATCAACACGCCCGTTAATTACGGCAACAGAAGATTGCGGCACTCCCATTGATGGTGAAGCAGGTTGTTGTCTTTGTTCTTCACCAATAGGGATCATAGCAATAGTATCACTACCACTAGACTTAATGGAAGATTGTGGTCCTATACTTGGAGGTTTTACTTTTTCAAATGGTTTACCTATATTTTGACGATCCAGAAATCTTTGGAATTTTGGATCAATCTCCATACCCCTTTTTTTAAATACTTTCTCAAGTGCTCTGAAATAATTTAGATCACTTTGACCAAATCCTTGCTTAAGAATTTTATCTCCCTGCTCCCGCAATAAAACTCTGAGGTCAGATTTGGACATTTGATTAAATCTCTTAATCAATTTAGCAATCTGTTCAGCATTTTCATCTCCTCTAATTTTTTTATTGAGTTGCCGCATCCTAGTCTGCTGAGCAATATTTGATCGAGACTCTGGTGATAGTTGCTTATTAATTTTTCTAGGTATTTTTGGTGCTGTTGGTGCCCTAGGAGTAAGTGGTTGTGGTTTAATTGGACCAGTCTTAGGCAAGTTTTTTCCCAATCTAAAAAATCTTGAAAGAGCTGGCAGGGCACCACTCAAACCAATTGGATCACCAGGTTCTGCCACCATAGCAGCTAAACCAGCAATTAAGGCAACGCTACCAGCGATAGCGAAAACTTTTGCCAAATCAATGCCTTCTTGCTCTCTCTTAGGTCTAGATGCTTCTTCTTCCTCTTCTCTTCTAGATGTATCTGGTTCAGCTACCGGTGGTGGAGTAGGAGATACTGGAGGAGTAGGAGATACTGGCGGTACACTTGGGTCGTCACTAATCACAGCAGCTTTTATTCCCTCATCCTCAGGGACATTACAAAGATCGTTTAATCCATCAAGTTTGTTCAGAGCACTCTCAAAACTATCTAATCCTCTACCAAATGAGGTTTTACTAAGCAATAATGTAGTTCTTTGAGTTTCTTGCTTTCTTCTCTCATCAGCACCAGTGATGTTATCTGCTATACCTGCTCCTAAAGATCCTCCTAGGAAACTACCCAAAAGTCCTCCTATGGCAGCACCAGGAATAGCACCAACACCACCAAACAGAGCGCCTATAGCGCCTCCAGCAGCAGCGCCTGCCTTCAAACCGCCCAAACCACCTAATAGTCCTGCCCCCGCTCCTACGCCTGCCTGGAGGTTAGTTTGACCGGATCCCTTACGCATGGCAAAATCGACGCCAGCGAACGCAACATTAAGTGGACCACCAACTCTAGGCAATCTACCTTTAGGAAGGGCACCAGGACGACGTAGACCACCTGTGGGCACCCTAGAGGACCTAGGAGCACCCGTGCCGGGTCTACGAGCACCCATGCCAGGTCTACGACCACGCACCGCACCCACGCCGCCAGCAACTAATGCTGACAGTCCAAATCCACCTAAAAGTGCGTTAGTTTTACTACCAGAGTCTTGTTCTTTCTGCTTTACAGCATCTATGGCAGAGCGAAATGTCTTAAATCTTTGTTCTTGATTCTTTTTTCTCTGCTTTAGAATCTTATTACTTTCAATTATCTCAACAGAAGAATTCCTTCTAAAACTAGTGGATAGAACCCTAGAAGATCTTCTTAACTTTAACGCAGATTCTAATAGTTTATTGATCGGTTTCATACAAGCGTTATCCCACTAATAGTATACTGCTGGAGAGTTCTAGTTGTATCAAGAAATAGTGTATCAACATTAACATGTTTTGATGATGCTCCAGTTGATGATAACAGAACTGGATTTGGTGATTGCTCACTATTACCAGTGGGAAGAGGAACAAGAGTTACATTACCAGTACCAGTTCTCTGCGTCGGAAGTTCGAGAGAACTCTTTTGAAAAAGCTCTCTTGATCCGGTCTGTGGTGATACTTGAGTTATCTCTGGTTTGGGTTGCTGTTGCTGTTGCGTTCTTTGATTGTTGTTAGATTGTGTTTCTAGGTTGGTTTGTTCTTGTTTTACTCTGAAATACTCTTGTGCCCTCTCCCTTGGAACCTCAACATGAACATGATTCATATGTTTTGGATCTGTGCCAAATATTACTCTATACCCCCTACTTCTCCAGAACTCCGCCACCGTTCTTCCATTTTCTGGACTGTCTATAGGAATGTCAAATGCTCTATTCTCACGATGTCCAGCACCTTTATGAACCTCAATATCATACCTATCATCATCTGCCATGGGGTTGATGCCATAGTCATTTGCCCCATAAACACCCATCTCTCTGATGTCAAAATGTCTAGCGGATGAATCTGGTGGATCACGACGATCTGCCGATGCACCAAATTGTTCATTTCTAAACTTTCTAAAATCTAGAATATCACTATTGACAATAGACATCCCAGGTCTAGTGCCAGTCCTAGTTGGAATGACGGGGGAAGTAGGCGACGTTGTGGACCCGTCAGGTCTTACTGAGTATGATCTATCGGGTCCACCTCTCCTTATAGGAGCGTCATCCTCCTCCTTGGCTTTTGCCTCAGATGCTTTTCTTTTGGGGGATTGATTTGCTTCCATTCGCGTCAAGATAGCATCAAATCTATTTGACAACTCACCAAATCTCTTTGTATCAGTGGGTGTGATAGGGTTTGATCTATCCTGCTTGATTAATTCTTGTCTTCTAGCATCTGCGTTATTTCCCTGTGCCATACCGACACCAACGCCTGCCAGACCCAACAATCCCAATCCTATACCAAGTTTTCCGCCACCACGAGGCATTGCCATGCGACCTCTAGGAGCGGGAACACCACCTTTTCTGCCCCCTAAAAGTGACTTTCCTATGACAGCGCCACTAACAATATTGATAATTTCAGGCAAGAACGACGCTACGGCAACACCAGCGTTGGCTGCTGCGTCACCTGGACGACCTTCCATCAGCGATTTGATTGCTAGTGCCCCAGCAAACAAACCAAGTTTGGCGCGAATATCTAAGAATGCACCACGTACACTAACTAAATTATCCTCTTCTTTCTTTAATAGTTTCTTCTCTTCATTACTGACATTTTTCTTCTGACGAGACTGTAATGTCAATCCTTGCTGTATTCCAGCAATACTAGCGTTAGTTTGCTGTATCTCTAAAACTAATTTACCTAATGCTGCCTGTGTTAAAGGATCTGTCTCTGGTGGTTTGCCATCCTTGTACAATTTATCATAGGCAGATGCCATTCTCTCAGAAAGTGGGCGAAGTCTAGGACTTTTGTTTGCCACTAATGCTCCACCCTTACCCGAAGGTTCGGCAGGCGGCAGCATGGGGGTGACAGGACGCTGCATCATGACACGTCTTGTCCCCCCTCCACGGCGAGTGCGAGGCATCCCCATGCCCCGCATGGACATCATTTCTCCGGCACTAGGCATTTTTTGATTGCTCGTATTCTAATCTCTGTTTTTCGAGATAGTTCTTAAGCATACCGATATAAGTCTCACGTTCCCACGGAATCATAGACTCAATGTCTGACAAATTCCAATTGTGGTATTGTATCAACGAAAAATTCTCCTCCATAAAGGTAGAGATAGTCGTATGATACATCATTATGCGAAAAAATTTGATAGACCTTCAATCACAACCTCACTCTCAACATTTGTCTTAGGATTGACAACTGCTCCACGGTATACCAGTCTTGGCATTGTAGAGAAAAACCTTTCAATCTCAGCAAACTGAGATGATGTCATACCCTCAACAAATGTGGTGAGTTCTTTCTTGGTACAGTCTGAGGCAGACCATGCCTCCTCATCATTATAAATGGTGTCTACACAATCAACTACAGCAGAAAATGCTTTGTCGATGGCATCATCATTATTAGTTTGAGAAACTAGAAAATTGTTTTCTACAAACTGCGTCAATGAAGGATACCTCAATGTCATCTTAAGATTGTTACCCAAGTCAATAACCTCTGGATGATCCTCAGGAACATCCAACACAATTTCAGAAGTATGAATCTTTAGAGGAACCTGAGTTTCTCCGTCATCTTGACAAGTAATCAATAGTTCTACATTTTCACCTACGGATTTGGCACGAATATTAAGAAATAGATACTCCAAATCAAAACTTGGAAGATCTTCAACTTTAATACCTCTAGACGTGATACACGCCTTCAATACATCTTTCAGTGTATTTTGAATGGTTTTTTCATTTTCACTTTCAAGGGCAATTAGTAAAGCTTTCTCCTCTTTTACAAGAAATGGGCGATACTTTACTGATTTACCTGTAGAAATTAAATTCAGTTCAAATGTAGGTGTAGAAACCTTTGGTAATGGCATAGATATTCACTTCAGTGACTGTATTTATTAAGATCCCGCTAGGTCATTTGGTTTCGTATTTTTATCTGCGATTTTTCGCAATTGTGTTGATCTCACTGACCCCGATGATGTTGACGTTCCAACTGCTGACAGCAAACCAACAGATCTGTCAGTTCTACCATCATCAATATTCACATGCCTATTAATAAAGAATTGATCATACTTAAACGTTATAGTTGTCTTAATCAATTGTGAGTTACCATATGCCAAAGGAGCAGATACTATATTTACAGGAAATGCCCTAAGTAATCTATATTGAATAGCATTAGGAATCTGTAATAGTGCTCGATCTAAACTCATGAAGTCATCACTCAGTGGATCATCATTTGAAGGTCTTCTGAATTCTTCACCAGGTCTCAAGTGATTCCTAGCAAAAGCAGTAATAAGTATCTCACATTTATAACTATTTGGATATCTCAGTTTTTTATAAGATGAGGTTGTTCTGTCAGTGTCAAAAACAGCTCCGGAAGATGTAGATTCTAAAGAAGGTGATATATATTCTAACCAAGCGTTGAAGACTTCATTAGTATAGTAACTTTTTTGTGTATAATAAGTTAAATCAATATCGGGATATTTTCTAAAAGTAGCAAAATGTTGAGATACACCCTGCCTTAATCCATCAACAGTTTGAGTTGTAATCTGTGATCCGGGCAAAACTGCCTCAGAACAAAACAAACTAAGAGATTCTGGATTCTCACCCACTCCCAACAAAGATAAATCTCTAATATAACCCAATAAAGAATTATTCCCACCATTAGGATTGAATTTCAATTCAACCTTGTAAGTGTTGTTAAACGCTGGAACAGCATTTACTCCACTTTCATTGTACAGGTCTTCGGTCCTGAGATATAGTGATTTTAATTCTTCTCCCATATTAACTCTAAATAGAGGATGATTTAATATACTATGTATGTCGTATAAGGGGAAGTTCAAACCATCTCACCCCCAAAAATACAAAGGTGATCCCACAAATATTGTTTATCGGTCACTGTGGGAGTTGAAATTTATGAGGTATTGTGATATTAATCAAAGAGTTCTTAAGTGGTCCTCTGAGGAGATTGTAATTCCATACAAGTCTCCCATAGATAATAAGTATCACCGATATTTTCCAGACTTTTATGTCAAGTATGTCAAAACAAACGGGCAGGTGAAGGAAAGTTTGGTAGAAATAAAACCAGCAAAACAGGTAAAAGAACCAAGA